GTCCCCGGGGTGATATTGTTGTTCTGGGCATACCAGCCACGAGCAACCGCGCTGGATTTGGTGATCACATTGCGGGTAAGGTTTCGGACTTCGACGTTAGCGGAGTGAGTGTAGGTTAGAGCTGCTTCAGCCCCACCCGCAGTCGTACTGAGAACATATGAGGTAGCCGAGTTCTTCGTTTTGATAAACCTTGTCTCGCACTCATTGTAGTTTGTAGCACTGTTCGAGGCGGCCCCGATGACAATCTCTTCTCCGACGGCCCAATCAACCGACGAGGCCATAATGAACGGGTCGGCGGCTGTCCCAACACCCGATGTATACAGACCTCGATAGTTTGTGGTTGGCGTTCCATAGGAGACTGATCCAACTTCCGTGAATGTCAGTACAAACGGGTAACTCGTGCTTACAGACCCAATGACGATCCCATAATCGCCGCCTGCGGTTGCTTCATCAAGAATGAGCGTGTCGACATATGCAATCGGGTATGGACTGGCGACTGACCCCCTCTGCCAGACGCCGCCATCACTGATCGAGATATTGCCCTTGATGGTGGTCGTCACTGATGCGGCAACGTCCGACACCCAACTACCATACGAACCAACATTCAGAGCATTATTGGTTGACCTGGCCACGGCAACTTCGGTCGATGCGCCAGACCCGAATGTTACTGTACCGTCACGGGTAACGGTATAGCGGGTGGCATTATTGGCTCCCAGCACATAGAGGTTGTCGGTCGATGCAATTGCACCGGTCAAGTCCTGGATCCAGCTTGCCCACGGCAGCGTGTTTCCACTGTCGGTGACAGTGATAGGGTATGAGCTAAACGTTCCAGTGTAACCAACCCGAATCCGGTAATACCCTGCGGTTGTTGTGGTGAATTGGTAAGGAGCAGCAAATCGAAACATGTTGTAGCCCAGGAAACTAAAGGGTGTCACGACACTGACCACCACCTTATCTGCCCATGAGGCTCCGTTGTACTCTTGTAGGGCCACGTCGATCGTGGCGCCACCAGAACTTATTCCCGGGGATGTAATGAAAAGGATTGCCCCGGTGCACTTGTTGGTAGTGTTGGGAGCGGTAAACACGGCGGAGTATTTGCTGGAATTTATCGTGGTCAGTCCAGACGCATGCATTGCCGCGCAGGCTGTCACGGTGTCGAAGCCGGTAGTCGAGGTCAGCGTGGTGTCACCGTTATTGACTCGGATCGCCATGCTACACCAGCCTCGCTAAGGTCGCTTGCAAGGTGCTGATCAGTGCTGTAATTCGGGTGATCTCCGAATAATCAGCGTTCCCCTGTCGAACGGTAAACATTGTATTGATCAATCCAACGATGCGAGTGTTCTTGGCAGGCGTCCACTTTCCAGCGATTGCTACCATCAGGTCTGCTACATCTGTAGCGTCCTGGGTTGGACTGGGATAACTGGCCAGTGTCGTCTGCAGGGTAGCGATCTGGCTCTTGATATCCTCTTTGTTGAACGTGGCTACAATCTGGTTGGTGGCATCGTCCGTCTCGACCCACCACTTTGATCCTGGTAGTTTCGTCAGGGTAGTTGTCATTAGAATGCCTCGTCATATCTGCCGTAGGTCAGGCTGGCCCGTGCGGTCCAGGCTGCGGAGTAAGTAGCATACCCGCCGTTGTTGGTTATGCTGGCGTGTCCAATAATCGTCGGATTGCTGCTTTGATCAATCTTTTGTAACCACCAGGTGCCATCTGCCTTACTCATGCCCACGTAGGTGGTTGTTCCGCTTGTATCCGTATGGTTGATTTGAGCCACTTGCAAATCCTCCAGGGTGTGGGTATGGCTTATTGGTGCAAAATCTGTGCTGTCGAGGCCGTCGAGTGTGTCAGCATTACCGATTGATAGGTCTGCTGGATGCAGCCAGTGAGGCTCGCCGCCATCAACCACCAGCAGATCGCCCTCGTCTCCGATCGGTAGCCTGGCTGAGCTGTTTACCGTGTAGGTTGTTGACAGGAAGCCTGAATTCGTCCAGACTTCAGTTATTTGACCTGCAGGTGGGTACATCCCCGTATGCCATGTGAACCACTGTACAACAACGTAGACACCTGTCGTCGGGGTGGCATCCAGGAAAGTCCCCGTCACATCGAAGTCATCACCGGTCTGACTGTTCCCACTGGGCGTGAAGCCGCCCGATGCAAGAACTTCCCCTGCGCCGTCGTCGCGCTGGATCTGCCAGTAGTAGTACCACTGATCGCCCCAAGCACTGTAGTAGCGGCTCAGGCGGGTTGTGAAGTCGATCGTGATAGGAGTCCCGGCTACAAAGCCGGGGGATTCAGCAACAATTGGATAAACCCAACTCTGCTGACCGCCTGTCCCCCACGTGTACCATCCTAATTCGATCGGAGGTGTTCCCTCCAGGTTTTTCCGGTTGACATACGACCCAACTGGTCGATACAGCATATCCCCGCCGACGATCAACCTGGCCCGCTCGAAATACCCATCCAGAGAGTCAGCACCCCCTTCATGGCTGCTTGCATGTGGGAGTGGATTCTGTCCATCGACAAGCAGCCCAGATAACCCGTTTACGCTGATCTCATCTCCACCCCCATCTTCGTGGGACGGGTGATGTGCCTTCGGGGCTATTAGAGCACCCCAGTTCCCCGGGAATCTTAGGTCAATTATGTCAGCCCCATCCCTCCCAATATAAAACATCTTCTGGAAGGTATAAAGTCTTATGAGAGCCAGACATGCAACTGATCCAGCGGGGATCTCTGGGAAATCTTCCGTGATTGATAAAGACTCAGTTTCAATACTCTTATGGTTACCAGGCCCCGTCAATAAAACAGTCCCGGATGAGTTGACATAAACCAAAATGAAATATTGGTCATCCTCCTCCATCTCAGCAACATTGAAGGAAAGGTCGATCTTCTGAGGAGGAACATAGATTGCTACACCATCGTTGAAACAAATCCCATCGTGGATCACGATCCCAAGTGGGACATCTGGATCACCCCAGACTCTGAGATTCAAAATCTGGTTAGAGAATATCTCCATCATGTCTTCATTCGGAAATTGATGGTGGATCCCATGAGGAGGTACAGGACTGACGTTCCCTTCTCCCCAGTTCTGCAGCCCAACTCTGGCCCCGATGATCTGGGTCCGCTCTGGCTGGTAAGGATCATATCCAAGCCACACCAGTGCTTCATCCTGGGCACTCATACGGTAATTCAAGACCTGGAAAACCATACCTTCCACCCGAACATGGACCATATTCGGCTGACCAGTTTCTACATTTCCTAGCCCATCTCCCATGACTGCTGGGACCGCGTGCAAAGTCCCCTGTTTCCCAGCAAACTTGGTATCGAACAATCGGCGGAGGGATATTATGGACATAGATTCCAAAGAAGTACGTTGTCTAGGATGATTCTCCAACGAGAAATTGGATTTAGGATGATCTGGCCCCACTGCCAGACATTCCCATGGCCTTGTCCTGTATCCCCACCTCTAGATTCAGTCCCAATATTCACACCGGGAAATCCAGTACCGATCGAACCGGCCGAAGAAAAGAGGCCCTGAAAGGTTAGAGGTTTGGCCAATAAAGATTCAGCAATCCCTTCGCTGGTTGCTGGGTAAAATCTCGAAGCAAGTGCAGGTCCGCCTATAGCGTTACCAGGTCTATTCCAGATATACGTTAGATCTATATAGACAATATCCGAATCCCAATACCGTGGAAAAAACTTTATGTCTCCTTCGAAGTATTGTCCAGTCCAGATCTCACCACCCGCTGGGATAACCTGGAAGGAAAGGTCGCTTTTATCAATATTCGAAAGAAACCATTTCCATTCCTTCCACCAGATGTAAATCCCTCCGGTCATCAGCATACCCCAACCCCAGGGCCCAATCTCTAACGGAGTGTCGTGTCCCAAAAATCCATAGGAAATCTCAACGTGATCTACGTTGAAAGTCCCGGGTATGGTGAGCTTATACCAGTCAATCCTGGTTGAAGCTGGTACTGGAAACTTACCTGTTCTCACGAATTTTTTGTTTGAACCAAGAGCATCATGGACCCCAGTGCTAATAAGGGTACTTAATCCGGTGGTTGGACTGTAAGCATAGGCTTCTATTACATAAAAGTCATCTGCATCTGTGTCTTCGAACAAATTAGTAGAAAGGTTGCGTTCCTGGAATCTACCGTTTATCTGATAAGAGGTTTTATTAACGTGGTCGTTTGAACGAATTGTCCCATTAAGCCTGTTCCAAATGTAATAATCATACTGCTCTAAAATGCCGCCATAAAATAAAGTCCAGGGGCCATTGGCAGGGGCATCCAGATCCGCAGCACAATTCGGGGTAGGGATCTTCTCCGGTTCCTGGGGAGGGTTAGGTTGCGGGTTAGAATAAGTCGTCCCATGGTAAGGTGGCAGGAGACTCACAGGAGCGAACGTAAATGGCTTGAAAGGGGGAAGGTTATTCGCTGGTAATGCCGGTGGGATAATAGTTACCCCAGGAGGTCCGCTTACTTCTGCTTCACACTCCAGTATCGGGGTGACAGAACCAGTTTGATCATCCCAGGTGTAATTGATCTTCCTGACAATAAGTTTTACATGATCCCATGTGACTCCCAGGGGAGTATCTGATGGTTCTAAGCTGATGGTTATGTATTGGTTAGGAGCCACATCGATGAGCTGATTATTAGCGACCAACGGGATTATCACACTGGAGAAAGGGTTATTCTCTTTAGCAAGCAGCAGTCCAGAAAATTCATTACACTGTTCCTGGGATGAGACAACAAAATTACTCTTACTTTGAGATGTCCCATATTGCTTCAGAGCATTCCCAGGGGCTGTCGCTAACATGGTGTCAAATGTATTCCCGTTGTAATAAAACCCGCCCATTTGATACCAACCAATCGGAGAATGATCCAATTTCTTGATCTGGATTTGTTCCATCCAATCTGTCTTGGTGATGTGCATCACAATGAGAACATCTCCCCGCTGCGGCATACCTTCAGGAGCGGTTACAGGTAAGAGTTGTGGATCAATTTCGACGAAGAGTCTGCCATACCGGTCAGTGATAGGTGCAGCTCCTATCTGTTCCGAGAAACCCGTGATTTGATCGAATAATGGGCCTAGATTCCCAGCACAAGAGAAGGCTCGTTTCTCATCACCTGATGGATAAATATCTGTACTTCGTGTGATCGTACTCCGGTATAAAGCCCAGACCCACAGTGCCTTATCTACTGTTAGGTTATCGATATGCATCCAATCTACTTCAAGGACATCTTGCCCCGGGAGTGTAGCATGGGTATCCATCAGGACAAAAGGCCAGGCGGTAGCTGCTTTCATCCAGAAAGTATTCCCCTGGACTGAAAATGTAATTTTCTTGAGTTCTGAATCAAAACTAATCGACCCACTCTCAACCCGACCTAAGGTGAAGATATTCCCAGCATAATCTCCGAGTGGGTTGATGTCTGCCACTGAATTACCGTAGTGGTTCTCAGAAAGCAGCACAACAGACATCCTATCTTTCAACAGGGAAATATCTTCTATGTTATACCAATCAATCTGAAACGAAACCCCTTCAGCTTGCGAGGTGTTTAGATTCTGGAGTGAGAATCCAGTAATTCTTGGGTCATCAACAGCATCATAAACCCTGATATAACGGTAACCTGTCGAGGTCTTCCCATTAGCCGTGACCCCACAACGAATACGATACAATCCTGTCTGATTGAAGATAACAGTGAACCCACCCCTTTCATCATCGATTGTGTCAACAACAGAAGGTCCAGAACAATCCCAGCTCCATGAGTCAACCCCAGAACCATCTGGTACCCACGACTGATAAGCTCTCGTCGTAACCGAAAGTGTCTCCCCTACAAGCTCGACAACTCGGATATATGGCCCCATCACAGGAACCGGAGCCATACTGGTAAATTGGTCTGTGTAGGCAACATCGCTCTCGATCTTATAAACTCCGCCCAGGAAGCTGAGCTTCTTTGCCCAGTACTCGAAATCATCGATAACGGTCAGGCACAGCCCTCCTACCCAGGAGATGTCGGAAGCCTCGCCAATTGTGATTTTCGAGCCATCGATCGACCGAACCCGCACGAATCCAATATCTGAAGCCCCGGCGGTTGTGCCGACCAGGCAGGTCATATCCTCGAGGACATCCCCTGTGCTTCCAACCCCGTTGAGATAATTCACCTCGACGACTGGGTCCACTCCCGCCGTTACAGAATCTACGACAGCAGTGAAAATCGTGGTGGGGACGTGCAAGTATATAGAAAATTTTTCCCACTGTCCATCACTCCTGAAAAAACCCAGCTCCTCTGAAGTAGCGGCCCGCGCCATCATGCTTGCAGCTCCAATCTCTGGAACTTGAACTCGATATCCATTCTGCGCAAAAAGTCCCGGTCTTCTTCCGGCCAGATCATCACCGCCTTATAAGCCATGAAGGCATCCCCCACGTTTTGCCGAGTCACAATATAAACTTCAGCCGAAGCCCCAGCGCAGAACGTCCGGAGCTGCTCGATCTCGGCCGGTTTCAGATCCTTCCAGAACCAGGTGATGGTTTTCCACCCCAGCCCCCGGATCGACCCATCCCCCAGGGCTACCGGCTTGGACCAGGGATGGTAGGTCGATTTTGGATAGGGCACCGGCTGGGTTAGCTTCATCAAATCGGTCAATCCCACCAGGCTCGTCCCGATCATGAAGGTGACGTATCCGTTGAAATCCTTCCCGGTCAAGGCCGCATCCACCACTTCCACCGCCAGCGTCGCTGGGCTGAAGCTCGCCCCTGCTTTGGTTGGGGTCAGGGTGTAGCTTCCCGCCGGCACGGCTGAGATGGTGTAGGTTCCGTCGCTCGCCGTGATCGCGCTCCGGGTGCCGTCCGAAACGCTCGCCCCCGCCAATCCCAGCCCGCCGGCTGTGATGGTCCCCGAAACGGTGTAGGTGGTCATCCGAACACCTCACTGAATAGATTCTCGTTGTCCTGGCGGATGGCTCGTCGGTCTTCAGGGCTCAGTCGGCTGTCGAAGCGCCGGTGATCGTTGATCGTGATGTTCGCAGCTCCGCCCCCGCCTGAAAGCATCGCCAGCACGTTGTCCTGGTTTAACCGGCCGCGCATCATCTTTTCCGCTGCCCGGGTCGAGCTGGGCGACAGTACGAATTCGTCGTGCATCATGTACAGACCGGGCGAGGTATAACCCCCCATATCCTTGGATGGCACGCCGGACGATGGCAGCGCCAGCCCCTTGAAGTAATCCTGTAATCTCGCCGCTCCATCGACCAGAACCTGCATATCGCCGATCATGTAGCTCGAAAAATCCGAAAACAGTTTTGCGGCTTTTTCGGTGCCATCGTTCATAGTGTTGAGCGCATCAGACACGGCCTGGCGCCTGGCCCGTTCCTGATCGTTCCAATCCTGCTCCATATCGCTGAGCTGGATCTTGCGCTGCACCGCTTCCCGGTCTCGCCGGATCTGGAAGTCTTGCTCCTGGTCTCCCAGCTCGATCTGGAAGCTCTGCAGCCGGAACGCCCGCTGCACCTGGTAATCCTGCGCCTGGTCCGCCTGGCTGCGGGTGAAATCCTCGATCGATCTCTGCCGGCTGAGGTCGTAATCTTCCTGGTCACGGTTCTGCTGCACCTTGAACTGCCGGGTAGCCTGCATATAGCTGAAGGCATCCCCGCTCCGGGCGATGTCCCACAGTTGGAATTGGAAGTCTTCCGTCGCCCGCTGGCGCTGCTTTTGGAAGTCTTGCTCGCTCCGCACCATCTGGATCCCGAAATCCCGCGCTGCGATGAACCGCTGCTGGCCATATTCATAGGCGCTCATGGCCTCCTGGCGGTCGAAGTCCCGTTGGGTTCGGCTGCGCTGGAGGTTGTAGTCCGCCACCTCGTAGCTCTGCTGCAGGTCGAAGTCCCGCTGGCTCTGGCCGAGCTGGATCAGGTGCGCCCTCAGCGCCTGCTCTTCCTGCCGGTAATACTGGTTATAGGCAATGATTGTATCGGATGTAAAACCCTTAAGCGGATCGGATGCCACAGATGAGCCACCAGCGTTCGCCATATTTTGTTTTGTATAATCCAATTGCTGTTGCAATAAAGGATATTTTTCGAGTTCGTCTTTAGTAGCGTTTTTGGCATAAGCCTGAATCGCCGGTCCGTATTGGGATCCAAAACTTTCACCCAGGCCATGGGTTTGACTAGCAGCATCTTTTTCCTTTTGTGGCATATTAGTGAGTGTATCTTGCGCACGTTTTTGCGCATCATTGAAAGTTGATTGCAAAGCAATCGTAGCACCAGCCAGCAGGCCAAATGCGACAACTACCTGCGGAATAGCCACGGCAAAACTTCCTAAAGCAATCTCACTGCCAGCTACGGCGGCTGCTCCAGTTGATGACGCAGCTCCTGCACCCGCTCCAAGTAATCCTCCAATTCCGCCAATCAATTTAGATGCTCCGGCGCCGACCGTGGCAATACCTCCAACGAGAAGACTACCCCCGACAAATTTCAGGACAGTATCAACAGCCTGCGGGTTTTTCTCGGCAAAGGAGGCGATATTTTCAACAATTTTCGCCGCCTGTTCCAAATATGGAATGGCATCCTGGACAATCACCCGACCTATTCGGGTAGTTGATTCCTCAATACTCTGATTGGCCAATATCCAACGTTTAGAAGCCGTCTCCGTGGTACCGACCTGGCCGACATAGGATTGAGCGGCTTTCATCATGCCGGCAAACATAACCCCGCTGGCAACAGTTATAACCGCGCTGATCTTCGCCAGCTCATTCATCCGGTCGTTCAAACCCTTGACGCGTGCACTGGCCTGATCCGCTCCCTGCCCGGTCTGCTTGGTTCCATCCTTCAGACTGTCCGCGGTCTTCTGGGCCTCTTTAGCGCCTGAAGGGTCATTCACGTATCGAATTCTTACCTGAAGCTCTTTTTCGTCAGACATTGGGATTTTTTAACTCCTGGTATTTACCGGCAAGAATAAACAGGTTGTTCATCAGCAGCTCGGGCTGGTCCAGCAGCCCGCCAGGCGCCGGCAGAAATCTCCAGTCGGTGGCCTGCATCTGGGTGAAGACCTGGAAGGCCAGCTCCATATCTTCCGGCGTTCCTTCCAGCTCCTCTTCTTCAGGCGGGTCGCCCTCCACCACCTCTCCGCCTGCCGCGAAAACGTTCAGACGCCTGGCGAGCTGGGTTCTTTTTTTTGAGCCTCCGCGTTCTGCACCCGGTTCGCCGGGTTCCAGTGCGGGTTGAGCTGGTACACCGCCTGTTCCCAGGCGTAGATCAGCTCGTCCGGCATGGCCATCACCTGCTCCAACGTCGGTGGCCACTTGGATAGATCCACCAGTTGCGCTTTCCCTTCGCCATCGTAAATGGCAATGGTCCCTTTCGCCTCAGTCACCGGCGCCACCAGGTCAGGGTACGTAATGCTGCGGAAGATCTTCACCGCCTCATTCTTCTCGTCCTTATTCTTTTCCGCTTCCTGGTAGGTTATGATCGATCGCTGCATCCCGATCAACCCGGTTGCCTGCACGATCACCAGCTTCGCCTCTCCAAACTCAACAATCGCCGAAGGTCTCATATTCTCTCGCTTTTCTTTTCTCTCTTCCTCTTTCTCCCCCTCTCCATCTCATGGAGAGGGGGCAGGGGGGTGAGGTTAATACTCGTACACCGCCGTGATATTGGCGTCGATCGCCGGCGCCGGAGAAAAGGTAATCCCGGTGGTCAGCGAAATGGTTGGGGTAGCGATCACCCCGATGACGTAAACCTTGACCTTGGTGATTGAAAGCGGCACAGCCCCAACCGGCCAGGCATACACCGTGGCGGGATTGGAGTGAGCTGCCTTGAAGGCGATGATCTTGGGACGGCCCACGCTGTACGTCCGGATATATTGGCTGCTCAGGAAGCCCTCGACGATTGTCGTAAAAGCCGGCCCCCACAGGTGTTTGGCCACGGTCATCGGCATCACGCTGTAAACCCGGTCCGCCGGCTGGTCGTTGAAACCGGTTTCCCGTTGGAAGATATAGGCTTTCGGGAAAACAATCCCGTTCCAGCCGCCGGTACCGGCGCTGCCGGCATCCACGTCAGCGTCCGGAGCATGTTGGTACCCCAGCAGCCCTACCTGCGTTTCAAAGCCGCGCTTGTCGGTGCCTCCGCCGAACATGGCAATATCGCCAACGCTGAATTGCAGTTGGCCGGAAAGCAGTGCATCCACCACGTCGTTCAACTTTCCGGCATGCAGCTCGGCGCTCATTCCTTCCAGTGGCGGCAGCATGTCCTTTGCCACAATCGAATCATCGCCGGTGTGGAAGATCTTCCGCGGTTCCGGGTCGGTGACCGTCAGAACCTTGGCTCCCGATAATTTCACCCCTTCATAAGGCACTGTTTCGCTGGTTGCGGCCGGCAGGCCTGCCGCATCCAACGCAAACAAAACACAAGACCGAAACCCAGCGCCCGATCTCATTCCAGTTGGTGCGCTCATAGTTTTTTACTCCTATTCAACATAATTGAACCCGATATGTTCCTGGACCTGCAGCTTGAACTCGATCCCGAGGTACTTTTGCTCCGAGTTGTCAAACGGGAAAGCGATCACGCCCGAGTCGCCGGTCACCAGTGCGATCTGCACCCCGGCCAGGTTTCCCAGCAGCGGGTGAGATGCAAAGTAATCCCGCACCCTCGTGAAGAACGGCTCACACAGCCGCTCTCCCTCTCCCGGGATCCCCAGCACCACCGGCAGCACGTACAGTCGCATGGTATAGATCCTTGCTTCCAGGTCCATCCCATCGCCCAGGTTTTGCCAGTCGTCGGTCGCTTGCCCGGTCAGGTTGATGAACGCCGGCAGCTCGGCCGTATTTAGGCTTTCAGGTACCTGAACGAAAGCATGTTTAACTCCGCTGATCAAGATCTGCATTGCTGCCAGTTTGGTTTTAACAGTTGCTACACTCATAGCTCACCAGGGGACATTTCTCGTATAGCGTGCCAGGCCATCTTGTACCCGGATCGGCAGCGCCTTGATGTACTGCACCGTTCCCAGGTCGTTGATCCCGATCGTGTCGCTCATCCCGCTCTGGCTCTCCTTGTAGAACCGGATCGTCAGCAGGGTGGCCAGCTCTTGCAGATCGTCGGGAAGGTTGGCTGTGGCAGCCCCCAACCCTCCCGTGTAGCTGATTTGCACCATAGACCTACCACGCAGAAACGTCCCCCACACTTCCACTGCCTTTCCACCGCTGATCATGAGTGATTGAGTATCCAGGCTTTGCCAGCCCTGGGTTGGATCCATCCGAAAGGCTATGGCGCTGACCGCGGTGATGATCGGTTTGTGTGGCCAGGCCAGCAGGCGCCCATGGTTGTCGATCAACGGGTTGCGGTATCCGGACAGGATCTCGCCGCTGATTGCTTCGCTTTTGAAGTAATCAATTGCGTCTTCCCGCCCGGTCACCAGCCGGTCGATGGCCCGGCTGGCCTGGGTGATCTTGCGGCTGATCAGCGCATCATCGGTGGTTTCAACGATGTGCGCGTCGGCCCTGACGTTTGCGAGCGTGGTGTAATCCATGGTTTACCAGTTTTCTCCTTTTCCTCCGCTCCCCCTCTCCATCCTATGTATCCCGATGTTCTGGTCGGGATGGAGAGGGGGCTCGGGGGTGAGGTTCCGAGGGGGCCGGGGGGTGAGGTTAAACGTCCGCGATATTGTCGATGATGTCGATCGCCGGCGGGAAGTACAGGGCCAGCACGCCGTCGAAATAGACGCCGCTTTCGTACTTGCGGGTGCGCAGCGGCCATTCCATCTGGTAGTAATCCCGGCGCAGCTTCTTCTCGAAGATGTTGGGCACGTTGTTGACTGGGTACGGCAGGCTCCAGGTCACGCCCATCATCGTGCCGGGTGGCATGTTGGGATGGATCGTGATCGGCACGTCCTGCTTGCCGGTCTGGGCGAACTTGTTCAGGATCGAGGCCACCCGCGCCCCGGCCACGATGTTGCCTTGGGCATCCACCGTGTTCTGCACCACCAGGTGCATGTTGGGGTAGGTCGTCCCCGTCCCCAGCACCTTCTTGGTGATGTTCTTGGCTTCCTGGCTGTTGACGAAGATCTCGTCGACACTCAGGCGGTAGTTATCCCAGCGGTCCTTGAACATGGCGTCGATCTCCACGATCCCGCCCGCTCCGTCGCCGGTCAGGCCGGTGCCAACTCCGGCAGTGCCGGCGGCCAGGTGCGCCACGTACGCGCCTGAACCGGATTTGTAAGCCTGGTAAAGCAGCCCATCGTAGGCATAGGCGTTCTTGGAGTAATCGGTCGCCCCGGTGGGCAGCGCGGCCCGGCTGGCGGTCACGTAGCTGGTAATGCTCACGCTGTTGATCGTGGTGATCTTCTGCAGCTTGCCGTTGTTGGTGCTGGTCCCCAGGAACCAAAGGTAAGCGATGGCGCCCGGGATCTGGGTGCACGTCGCGTGCACGCCCCAGGTGTCCGCAGGCGTCAGGGTGGTGATGTCGGCCTGGTTGGAGACCTTCGAAAGGCCCGCGCCATAGGTGAAGGCCGCCGAACCGTCCGCTGGGGTCACGCTCACCAGGTCCGGCACGGTTGCCAGGCTTGAGCCCAGGTACCCGTGATGGGTCACTGCGAACACGTTCATGTAGTAGTGGGCTGCGGCCGGGATGGTTCCGCCTGCCGCATCCGCTACCGGCACACCCAGTACGGGCACGTCCAGCAGGATCGAATCACCGTTGGCGCCCAGGTCGGAAACCTCTTCCTCGATCATGGTCGCCCACAGCAGCCGCTGGCCGGTGGTGGCGCGCACGTTCTCGAAATTCTCCGCCGCCAGCTCGGCCTCGAAGGTCACCGAGTCTTCCAACCCGAACGACTTGTAGGAGGCGCTCTTGGGCGTGGCCGTGGTGGTCACCAGGCCGTTGCGGATGCCTTCCGGCACGAACCCGCGCAGCCCCAGCGCATTGATCGCCGTTACGCTGATCCAGTTGGTGGCCGTGCCGCCGCCGCCCGGAACCCGGGGGATGCGGTTGCGCAGTGGGGTCAAGACCGGGAACAGGTTTTTGGCAGGCGACTGCAGGTCGTACCATACCAGGCCGGTGGCCTGGTTGATTCCGGCCTTGGAGACCTCTGCGATTACCCGCGGGTCACCTTGCCGGCGATTGCTCGCTGCCAGGGATTTCTTGAACTGGTCAAGCGCCTGCTGGCTGAGCTGAGACAGATCTGAAATTGTATTCATCGTTCTTCTCCTTAGAGAGTGTCTTCCCTTCCTCCTCTCCTCCCCTCTCCATTGCATGGAGGGGGGCCGGGGTGAGGTGGGGTGAGGTCCTGCCAGTCAGCAGGTTTTACCGCTTACCAAACCCAATGTAATTGGGCTGAGCGTTCAAAATTTCCATCTGCGCAATCTTTTGGCTCAAGATTTGCCGGGTCTCGGCATCCGTGCTGGGGTCGTTCATCAGCCCCTTCAGGATCTCCACCGGCTGCCCGGCTACGTTGGCCCCTGCCGGCCCGCCCCATGGCAGCTCGCGCAATTTTGGCTTTTCCTTCAATCCCTCCACCTGGTCGCTCAGGTCCTCGACCGCTGAGGCAATCCGCGCAATGTCGCCGCTGAACGCCTTGCTGATCTCCTGCAGGCGGCTGTCCAAAGCCGTCAGGTCCGCCTTGCTGATGGTGTCTGCCGGCTTCTCGGATTTTTCAATCTTAGCCGGCGCAGCGTAGGCTGCCAGCACCTTGCTGGCGATGGCGTCGCCCTTGGCAGCCAGGCTGGTGGCCAGCGCCTTGATCACCAGGTGCGGCGAGGTTGGATGAGAGGCGGCCTTTTTCATCTCCTCATCCTTTGCATCGCCTTCAGGGGGCTTCTCCTCTTCAGCGGGCTGCTCGCTGTTCAGCCCTTCCAGCGCTGCGGCCTTTTCTTCTTCAGTTGCGGGGGCTTCTGGAGCAGCCTCGCCATCGCCTTCCGCAGGCGGTTCCTCGCCCAGGGCAGCGTGCTCGCCCTCGGCCTCTTCGGCAGGTTCGGCGATGACTTCAACCTCAGCGCCGTTGGCCTGCATCGCCAGCGCAATTGCGTTGGTGTACATTCCCGCTTTCTCCAGATCGCCGGCGAGCTCGGCTTCATTCCGCAGCTCTTGAAGCATTTCAACGGCTTTCGTGGGATCGGCGGCCTTCTGGACCACAGTCTTTTTTGCCATATTGGCTCCCTTCCACAACACAATTTTGGCGCCGGGGTTAGCCGGACGATCCACTAAACTGATCTCGTCGAAACTGATCGACTGGATCAAACGCACTACTTTATCGGCCATTTTTACGATCTTCAGCTTGAAAACGCTCGCCTTGATGCTGAAGCCTTTGTAAACGCCGGTAATCACTTTTTCCCAGGCCAGCGGGTCAACTACATGTGCGATCACGTGGAACGGGTTGGTGAGTTTTCGCCCGTTCGGCAGCTCTACCACACCGCGGATTACTTCGGCCTTAACGATGGTTCCCACCGCCGAATCGTCCTGGTGCATTTCATGCAGGCTGGCCCATTCCATGTATTCGGGCAGCGCCTTTTCAATCGCAGCCGCTTCCACCAGGTCTCCCTCGTAAAAGACCTGTCCATCCGGATGCCGGCCATTGGCTTCGTCTGGGGGCCAAAAACCTCCCTGCAGGTCTACGTCCTCCGAGCTGGCGTATCCCTCCACCAGGTGCTGCTGGTCGTCGCGCTTCTCGATCGTTAAAAAGCTCGCATGATCGAATAGTGCGCTCTTCGAAGCCCAGGCCTTTTTCACGTCGCTCATCTCAGGCCTCGTTGTATGACAGGATCAGGATGTCGATCTGCCCGGCGCCGCTGGTCTGGCCCTGCAGCCGCTTGACGGCCGTGGTCGTCTTCCACTTGCCATGCGGCGAGAAGTGGAACGGCACCCCGGCTTTCAGGTTGATCTTGCCGAAGTCGGCGTTGGTCGTTTCCTCGGTCAAAGTCAGCGTCATGTCGGCGGCCGCCGTGATCAACAGGTCGGTGATCACCGCTTTCAACCCGGCCGTAGGCGCAGCGATTAAGTTCGCCTTGGCCGCGGACATATCTGCGCTGGACGTGGTGGCCATGATCGAGGTCCAGCTCGGTCCGCCATCCTGGACGGACGTGATTGCCGCCGGTGGGGTCAATGTGGCCAGTTGGGCGGCCGTCAGCACCACCGGCACGCTCGCAGCCGCCACGGCCTGCCCCAGGGCCGGGATCTTATCCACGTCGGCCTTGATTGCCGCCAGGTTGCCACCGCTCTCTTGGGCATACCCGGAAATGGCTGCGGGTGGGGTCAGCGTGCTGACTTGCGCTGCGGTTAACACCACCGGCATGGAGGCAGCAGCCAATGCCTGACCCTGGGCCGGAATCTTATCTACATCGGCTTTAATAAGCGCCAGGTTGCCGCCTTCCAGCGCCAGCAGCGACGTGTTGAGGTTGGCGCCTGCATTGGCGGTCATTTCGCCCACGGTAGCCGTTACGTGGCTGGGAAAGGAAAAAGTGCCATCCCCTTCATCGATCACCTTGACCGGTATGGGACCGGCCGGACCCTGAAAATAAACGTAGGTATCTGCCATCGCTCCTCCTAAAAATGAATCTGGTTCAACATCTCATTCCAGGCTGCCTGGATATCCGGGTCCGCCTGCTCCAACGCCGTATCGATCCTCGGCCAGCCGATCTGGGCGAATACCGCCGCCTGGTCCACACCCTGCACTGCCGGGGCATAAGTCACGTCCGTGCCGACCACGCCCACGATTTCAGCGTTTCCTACCTGTACCTCGCTGGTCCAGCTCTTGCCGAGCTGCTGGCTGGTGGGGTTCAGTTTGAAAGCAAATACGCCCTGCGCCCGCTGCGCCTTCCTGGCCCGCACGATGCCCTGGGCTTTGCCGAACTTCGCTACTCCGCCAACCGGCTTGTGCTTGATCGGGTACCATTGGCCCCGGTTGCGCTCGTAGTAGCCCATCGGGCGGCCTTTCCCGTCGACCCTGCCCGGCCGGTTGGCCGCCGTAGCTTCCGGATATTCCTTCAAAAACCCTTCCACCGCCAGGCAGCTCTTGGTCATGGCCGTCACCGCCAGCGCCTGGTTCTGGTCGCCGGTCAAATCCGTCAGCGCCTTGGTCAGCTCGTCGTATCCGTCCAGTTCCAGCTCTTCGATCATAGAGCCACCTCGCTGAACTTTTTCCCCAGCCATTCTCCCTGGCTGATAATCGTCCCGTGTAGCGCCTTGCACCCGATTACCTCGCCCCAGGGCGTGAGCAGCCGCCGCTGGCATACCACGTCGTCTCTTTCGGTCAGCCACACCACCACCCATTGGTTTTGCTTGCGCAGCCTGCGCACGGCCGTATCGCACCTGCAGTTCACGTGGGCCGGTGGATGGTACGCCATCCCCGGGATCCCGGCTGCCTGGTAAGCCAGGTCATTGCCTTGCGCGTAAGCCCTGGTCGTCTCGGTCACCGCCATCGCCCACGCCCGCGCTGGGTTGTCGTCCAGCACTGGCTTCAGCAGCTCCACCAGGTCGCCCATGCTCTGCCCCGGGGTTTCCATCCAGCTCGCCAGCTTCTCACCGACCACGCCCTGGGTGTTGCTCTCGAACTGCGCCAGCAGCTCGTCCGTGTAGCGCCTGGCCCAGCTCGCCGCCTGCTGGTGCACCAGGCTGTTGTCGAAGACTATCCCCAGTTTCGCCAGCTTCTTCTCTGCCTGCCCGATTCCAACCGCTGCCAGTCCTTGCATACGCGGAGCCACGAACTTCACCAGGAAGTCGTGCTCTTGCTGCCAGAAATCAGGCGGGAGTGGATTGGGCATTAGGCCTTCTCGATCCAATGCCAGGTGTATGGCTGCGCATCTTCCGAGTAAGTCACAGAAGTGCAGCGCATCAATAAAGTTTCATTGTTACGCGGGTCAAAATTCATTTCCGAGATGGATGGCTTTACATCATTCAGCCCATCCACAAAGACAGTCAGGTTGCACAGGCCATTGTCAGGTGCTTTCATAATTGGCTCAGGGCCTTCTGAATCCGGAACGCGCCACACCTTGACCACGATCGCCGGGCGATGTTCGTGGTTTGGCATCACGAAATGAACTATTCGACCTTCAGTTAAATGTTTCACGCTCTCCTCCTTCAATCCTTCAGGTTATGCCAGCCGTCGCTTAAGAAAACCCGGTGGCAGGGAATAAAATGCCGGTGGAACAATTTCCAAATAAAGTGTTTGATGCTTTTAATCATGCTTCATCGCCTCCACAATCCTCTTTCTCAATCCTTCGAAGTAGCTCAGCAGCTCCCGCTGGAACTCCCGTTCCACCTGGCTACGGGTAGTTTTGCCAGGGAGTGCCTTTGCCACGAAAAAACTTTGCCACGCCAGGCTCCCCACCTGGCACACTGTATTCATCCTGGGGAGCCGCCGAGGGCCGGTGGCCTGGCGGGATCCCGTCCCGCTCCTGGATGTACCCGGTGTCGTACACCCCGGATGCCAGGTAGATCTGGTCCACTTGTGCCTTCTGCAGGAAATCCTCATCCGGATCCAGACCAAGCCACTTGAACCGCAGCCAGGGCTTGCGCATGTTGTGCTGGATGATCCTGGTCAAGATCTTGGACGTGTACTGGGTCACCGGTTGGATCATCGAGCGTTGGTGCACGTCTGCCATGGCGCCTGCGTACCCGGTTCCGCCCAATCCCTGCCCGCTGGTCAGCCCGAATTCCTGCGGCGCATTGCCGAAGGCCCAGCACGCCAGCTTCATCAGCCACTCGTCCTGGTTGGTCGTATCCACGTTATCCCGCTTGAACTCGTACACCGGCAGGTTGCTCCCGGTCCCGATCGTTGGGATCCAGTGCATCCGCCGCTGCTGGGTGGTGTCTCCCGCCACCAGGCTGTCCCAATACTGCTGCCAGGTGTCGATCTGTGGCTGGGTCCACGTCGCCGGTGCTCCAACCAGCGCTTCCGGCACGTTGCCCTCGGTGTAATACCCCAGGTGATAGGTATCCCGCCGCAACGCCAGGTTGACCGCCAGCATGAAGAACTCGATCGGGCTGGTGCCGTAGGGACTGTTGACGCTGGCATTCATCGGCCGGTAGATCAGCTCGTCCGTTGTCCAGCTCCCGGCGGGCATGCCGTACAGCACTTGCATGTACCCCGGCGCCGGTGGCGCTGCGATCTTGCCCCGGTAATCCAGCACCGGCCGGATTCTGGCCCCATCGATCAGATCCAGCGAGGTCAGCTTGCCCCTCGCCATTTCGGGGTATATGGTCAGCGCATCCGTCACCAGCACCTCTTCCAGGAAGGCATTCATCCAGGAATCGAAGTCCATCTGCCCATCCGGATGTTCCAGCAGCGTTACTATCTCGGCAATATCCTTGCCGTAATCGTTCTTGTCGTTCTTCCCGCTCGGGATCACCTCGTACTCCAGGCTCCGCACCTCGCGCTTGATCAGCTCGATGTTGAGCCGCACTTCCTTGCATGCCAGCGCCAGGTTGCGCAGCAGTTGGAAGTCCGCCAGGCCGTACCCATAGCGCGGGATGATCACCAGGTTGATCCCCGGTCGGTATTCGAACACCCGCGGCCGGTCCAGCGGGTTGACCGGCATCACCGGCACGCCCGGGCCGAACATCGTGTTCCGCTGTGCGAGTACGTTTAACGGCGTGGGCTTGCCCCAGTTGCTCACCTGGTACTGCCCATCCGGCAAAGTGCTCAAATCGGTCATAATTCCTTTATCTTCAAGCGCCATTGGCCACCATCTCCTCTACCGGCAAGTCTTGCCCTACTGCTTCTTGGGCTGCTTTTCGGGCCTTCATTTCTTCCAGTTTCTTCTTGGCCCATTCGATCCATCCGGCCCCGCCTGCCAGCATCTCCAGGCCGCCGCTTGCCGTGTCCACCTGGTCGTCGTGTTGGCCGGTCGGGAAATCCAGCATCTCCATCAAAAAGACCTGGTTCCAGGGTCCTCTTACCAGGCGTACTTTTCCGTTTTTGGCTCGGGTCTGCAGCGGCCTGGCCCGCCGCACTTTGTCTTCATCCGGCGTGATCGGCAGCATGCTCACCGCCGCCAGGTCCTTGTCCTTCAATAAATCCTTGAGCACCAGCGCCTGGAATGCCACCGTCTCGATGCCCCAGCGCGTGCCCAGCTCATCCGGAGAGACCATGGTCGCCTTCAGGCGCCCTTCGAAGCGGTCCCAGCCCTTTTCCCGGATCATGTCTCGCAGGTACAGCGTTCCATCCTCGCCCAGCGCTTCCGCCACCGAGGCGTTCCAGTCCGCGCTATTTTTTTCAGAGATGGCCACGTCCACGTAGCGCACCCAGTCCAATCCTTCAGGCGCCCGCTCGACGATCGGGAAATCGTCTGCGTTGAAGAACACGCCCTCGCTGGGTCTGGGCTGCTGTTCGTACAGGCTCCACCAGTCTCCGGATTCACCGGTCGATTCCAGCGTGCTGCGGATCTGGTCCAGGAGCGACGCCGGGAACTCTTCCGGCCATAAAGGTGTCTTGCTGCCCGGCTCCCGCCCCAGTGGGTCGCTGAACGGCTTGTACAGCCCCTGCAGCATCGCCTTCCACTGCTCGTCCAGGTTGATGGCGTATTCCTTGGCTTCGAGCGGCAGGGCTGGCAGGCTGATGACCTTCCACTGCCTGGCCTTGGGGTCCGTGATCATGCTTTTCAGCATTTCGCCGATTAAGTCCTCGCGGTGCCATCTGGTGTGAATAATTACAATCGCCGTGCCCCGGCGTACGCGGGACAGCACTGAGGAGGTCATCCACTTCAATACCTTCTTGCGTTCGGCCGGGTTTTCGGCCTGTTCCCGCAGCTTGAACGGGTCGTCGACCACGATCAAATGCCCGCGCTTGCCGGTCGTGCCGCCGCCCACAGAAGTTGCGATCAGGCCGCCGCGGTGGGGTTCCGCCAGGTTCCAGGCTGCCTTGGCCTGGCTGTCCGCTGCGATCTGCACCGGCTCTTCCACCACCGATTGCTCGCCGAACAGCGCTGCAAACTTCTCGCCGGTGATGATCTGCAAGACCTGGCGGCTGCTCTCGGTGCTCAGGTCGGCGCCGTATGCCGTCAGGATCACTTTTGAATCGGGGCGTTTTCCCAGCAGCCAGGCCGGGAAGAGCTGGGAAACGATGGTCGTTTTGCCGTGCTGCGGTGGCATTTCGATGATCAGGCTGCCGCAGCCTTCCTGGCCGCTCGTCTCAATGAACTGGTAGACCTCTTCCAGCGCATTGCAAAGCAGCTCGTGCACCGGCCTGGGCAGCCACCAGTCGTACACGTAGGTGCCGAAATTCAACAGGTGGCGCCGAGCCATCTCTCGAGCAGCTCGCTCTGCAAATGCCAGGTCTGGCGTAATGGTCGGCGCTGTATTATTACTCATCCTGTTTTTCTTCGGCCTCTTGGTCTTTGCGCTTCTTGGCCATGGCCATCTGCAGCTCGGCGTCGCTGTAGCCGCTCAGATCTTCTGGCTTTGGCTTGGTGAGCTGCACTTCGCTGTGCGGCACGTAATCCCCCAGCATCTCAAAGGCCAGCTTGCGGTCCGGGTTGCTCCGGTGGTCGCTGTTCGATGCGCTCTCGATCAGCGCCTGGTAAAAATCGGCCCGGTGCTCCAGCAGCGGCGCCGCCTGCATCAAAGCCACCACCTCGTCGATGCCCGAATTTTTCTTCCGCCAGGTAAAGATCACCCTGGCCCCGGTCAGCCCCAGCACCTCGATTGCCAGCTTTTCCAGCGTTTCCGGCCACCGTCTTTTGCGTGGCGCCGACGCCCAGGCAATGTACGCCGCCACCCGCCACGGCCAGCCGTTATTCCGCAGCAGCGAATAATCCTGCGTCCAATCCGCCGTAACGCGTTGAGCGGCATCTTTCTGCCCCTCTTTCTTGGACTGATTTGCCTGTGTCTGTGATTCCAAAACCTGCCGCGCCAGCTCTTTGCGCATAAAAACTTCAGCCGGGTTGGGGATTTCGGGGTGCGCATCCTCTGGCCGCACCGCTTCCGGCACGTCCAATCCCAGCGTCATCTGTTCGAGCTGCTCAGGTTTTAGCCAATCGATTTTCATTGCCCTTCCCTCTTCTGGTTCCGGTTCATATTCCTGGCCGCCGCCACGATCGCCTCAACCCTGGCCCGCACGTTTTCATCGTGGCAACTCAGCTCCTTTGCCACGTTGCCCAGCGCCTCCACCACCGCCTGGTTGCGTTTCTCATACTCTGCGTCTCGTTTGTCGAGCGCATCCAGGTACCTGGTCTGCATCTCGTTGGCATTCTTTTGCATTTGGAGCGAATACCAGATAAAGATGGCAACTACCGGTAATTGCAATAAGAAGGACGGCCAGTCTGCTGACATGCCTTATCCGGCCTTTGGCGCTTTAGTCGTTGCGTCTGTGGTCACTTTGGCCTTTGCCACCACCACGCTGGCCACCGGCGGGGAGTATTGGTAGGTCGTCGAGTTGGTCCACAGCGCCGTTCCCCAGGATATAACCAGCAAGATCAATCCGGTGCTGTCCGGCGTCACAATCGCCACCACCTTGGTAAACGACAGCACGCCGATGATCACCGCCAGCCCCGTCACTGCCCCCAACATCCCCAAAGATTTGAACGTTGGATCTTTCGCAGCCCACTTCTCCCGCCATACCGGCACGTAACTGGCGATCAAAGATAGCGCAGCAGCCGCCACATTTAAAAGCGCAGCCGGTTGCAGCAAAGTCTTCAGCAGCTCGCTCAACTGCTCCGGCGTTACAGCCCCTGGCGGGTTTTCGCTTTGCGCCCCCACTCTCACCGCCATCACCGCCAAAACAACCAGCACGATCCCGAGGATCATCACCAACCTTCCGAGGAAATCTCTTGCCTTCATCTCATCCTCCTGCCCCGAGGTCTTTTTCGGGGTGCCCTGCCTTTTGAGCTTAAACGTAGAGCGCCGGTTTCCTATATAGGAAACCGGCGCTCACTCGGTTGATTGGCCCGGGCGTCATCTCCCAGGCCTGCTTTCTTCACGACCGGCCTTATCGCCCTTTGGGTCGCCGGTCAAAAAAATAATTATCGTTACTAAAAACTGATTAACCGTAAAACCGTAACGTTTTACAAATCTGATTATGACTCTGATTGAATCCCGCGTCAAGCCCCAGTTTTCCCCCTCATAATTCCCTTCCCCGTGGTTATTTTGATCCACTTGTGGATCAAAATAACCACAATTAAAAAAAACTCCCCCTCTCCACACGGTGGAGAGGGGGTAAGGGAGTGAGGTTCTTACTCCGTCCCATACAGCGTGGCCAGCTCCTCGGTCGCCTTCTTCAGCTTCCCTTCCAGCTCCTCGCACCTGGCCCGCCACCCCAGCGCCTCTCCTCGCAGCTCCTCTTTTTGATCTCGCATTGTCTTCAAAATCCATGCTGCCAGAATCGGCTCATCGCCTGGAGGCGGAGATCCTGCCGGTTGGTAGCTCTGGAGCACTCCCATCACCCGCGCAAGTTGCTCTTCCTTTACTGCGAACAACATCTCGATGTGATCGGAGATCTGCATGGCCCTCTCCGAAGTTTGAGCGCTCCAAATTTCACGGACATAATATTTCAAGTCATTCTTTTCTGTCATTTATTCGCCTTCCTTCCTCTCTATCTTCCGACCTGACAGGTTTACACTTGAACCTGTCAGGTTTGCTTTTCAAAACCTGACAGGTCTTCTTTTCGCCTTCCTCGGGTACCAGTAGATCGGGTGCACCTTCGCCCCTTCCGGAGCGCTTTCGACCACCACCGCCTTCAGGTGCCACCGGCCCACGTGCATCCCCTTCGTTTGCCGTCGCACCCCCACCAGCAGGTAACATCTCCCACCCGGCGTCTCCAGCACATCCCCTTCCTGGATGCTCCTGGGCGAATCGTAATATAGCCCCACCACTGCCCCCGTCGGTGCTTTCATTTGAGCTCATCCGCACACAGAATCAGAGCATGCCGGACCTCTTTGGGATACTTCGCATTGGCATCCGTGTTCCTCTGAATCTGGAAGTCGATTGGCAGCCCTGTCACCTGTTTACCCAAGATCGAAAACGCTAGGCACATCGCCGACCATCGACGGTTCAGTATCTCCGGCCGCCCTATTTTTCCGAGCTGACGTTCATATTCCGCATCTTCGAGGATTAATCGCACGTCCACATCCCGCCACTGCTTGCCCATGGCCGCTGACCCCACCAGGTACGGCCATGCCCCAAAAGCCTCGTAAACTATTTTTCCAAATTGGTTTAACAAAATCCAGGCGGGCATGCCAACTCCAATAAATTTGTTTTTTGCTTCACCAATTTTTCTCTCACTTTCCAGGAATAACTTCATCATCCGCATCATTTCCCCTTGCCCTGTCCTGCGTGGCGCCCAGGAAAATATCCTCTCACCCTTCTCCATGTATTTAATCGCCCACACCTGCCAGGGCAGTGGCTTCAAGTCCGGGTCCTGCTCCTTCCACCAGTCCAGGAACCCAACGCTGATTAGCATTTTATGTTTGCTCATCCTTCACCTCCAACTTCTCCCACTCCGAAATCGCCTTCTCCAAACCGCACGTGCAGCCCCCCACCTCCACCCAGTCCATCAAACACTCTCCAGAGTGCCCCAGGAACCTCCGCAAGCCCTTTCCCGCCCTCATCAGGTCCTCCGCTAAGGCCTCCGCCCGCCGCGCGCGCCCTTGCACCTCTTGCAACCCCTTATGAGTAATATTGGCCCTCCGCCAAACATCCACCTCCCCCGCTCCGCTTCCCTTCGCGCAGAACCCCTGCAGGGTCAGGGAAGGGGCTGGTCGTAGATCCTGGATGCTTTTCCAGGGGGGATAGGTCCTCATCATTCACATACTCCAATTCAGGCATCTGAACCTCCTTCTTCCTCGTCTTCTAAAACGCCATCTTCCCACCCGCTGCCGTCGTCCTCCTCCTCCTCAACTCCTAAGCAGTGGGTGCACTCGACCACGTCCTCGAACCACGTGTCTTCCCCATCGCAGGCGCAGGCCTGCCCGCACTCCGGACACTCATGCATGGCTCACCTCCAATGTGTCAGTTGATAAATAATTGCTGGCCGCCATTTTCTTGATTAACTCCAGCGTCGCCAGGCAATCCCCGATCGCCGAATGATCCCCTCCAGGAAGCCGCTGCCACTTGTAATTCCCGTGGTAATCGTTCCATTCCCCAACGAAGGACGCATAATTACTCATTGCGCAGGCTAACCGCCTGGCGACAATTCCGCTCGTCCCTTTACTGGATTGAGCGATCATCCGGATGTCAAAAGATACGTTATAAATCACCAGTATTTTGTTCCGCACCAGGTCCATCAACTTTCCGTCAATTTCGGCAAAACGTGGCGCGTCGACCACCATTTCATTGGTGATCCCGTGGATCCGGATGGCATCTTCCGGGATGCTGATCGATGGCTTAACCAGCGTGTCCATCAATACCCGCCCTTCCATATCGATCAGACTGACTTGCACAATCTCAGCATCGTAATCCAGCCCGGTGGTTTCGGTGTCAAGGATAACCACCTGATCCTTTTCCTCGAACAATGCCCTGGCCCAATCGATGGCGGCGTTTCGGTCCCTGGCGAACATCTTATCCATTGCTTTCTGACGCCGCTCCTCCTTGGCCCGCTCTCGTTCCTCCACCGCCTGAATCGCACCCGGCAGACAGTCCTTGCAAGCGTGGTACTCCTCATCCCACCTTTCCCGATAAACTTCTTTTTTGCACCAGGCACATTTCCGCAGCCTGGCCTTGCGCCGTTGTTCCCTTTCGGCCTTCAAAATTTCCTCTGAAACCGGAACGGCCTGCGCCAGGTCAAAAAGTTCGTACTCACCTTTCCCGCCCTGGACCACCCCGCACTTAGGACCGCCCGGCATCAACTTTCTCTTGCGCAGTTGGCCCTCTGTTCGCAGATTCTCCGGAGCCGTCAACCATTCATACCGCCGCACCCCTGGGCAGTCGGAAGATGGTCTGCTTTTCCAATGCCATCCGCAAACCGTACATTCAAATCCGCTGTCTATTTTGATAATTTCGTGTTTCATTTCACCTCCGGGTACTCATCCCATAATTTCCCATCCAGCATCCGCCCGGCCGCCTTCTTGCCAACTCGATATGCAAAGCTATGATCCTCAAATTCGTGATGGGTTAACCATAAGTGCGGGTAATGATTTAGCATTTTTTCCGCTTCTTGATTGATCGTTTCCCATGGCACATCTGGATCTTTCCATACCTGGCTGTCCGGGATCCACTCCCCCCACTGCTTGAACAGAAATGGAACTTTCGCCTTTGCGCAATGGTCTCGCAGCCACCCGGCCCAATTGGGGTGCATCGGCCTGGCCCCCGGACCGCTCTCACCCCCGCAGATTACCCAATCCAACCTCTTGCATCCACCTTGATAATCAGCCCACCCAGTTTTCGTGTGCCACCCACGGAGCACATCCCAGGCCCAATTCTCGTTAATATTAATGTTCGTCAGATCCACCGGCCCCAGCATCGGCTCGCAGCTCACGAAGTGGACGACCGCCGGAGTATCCAGCAGCGCCGGTATTCGTTCCTCTGCCGCCTTCTGGCCCTCCACGCTTGTTCCCACCCACACATTCGGCAGTGGCCACCGGTTGAGGATCCCAACCGTCCGGCTGGGCAGCATCCACATTCCCAAGTTAATGTGTTCGACCTGGTCGAAATATGCCTTCATCCTTTCAGGTCGCTTTGTAAGTACCAGGTAAGTGTGCCGAGGGGTATCTGCCATTACTCCAAACATCTTATCGATGAAGCTCACCGGCACGTCCGGGTGGAACAAATCGCTCATCGAGCACACGAACACCCGCTGCGGCGTCTTCCACTTCCCCGGCTCCCACAGCTTATCCTCGTGCAGTGTCACCTTAAACTGGTTCGGCTTCTCCGGGTACCCCGCCATCCCCGGGATCCCGGCTGCCTGGTAAGCCAGGTCATTGCCTTGCGCGTAAGCCCTGGTCGTCTCGGTCACCGCCATCGCCCACGCCCGCGCTGGGTTGTCGTCCAGCACTGGCTTCAGCAGCTCCACCAGGTCGCCCATGCTCTGCCCCGGGGTTTCCATCCAGCTCGCCAGCCTGGTGGCCATCCGCTCCGCGTAGCAGTGCGTGCACCCGGCGCTCACCTTCGTGCACCCAGTGATCGGGTTCCACACCTGGTCCGCCCAAGAAATCTTAGTCTTTGCCATCGCTCACCTCTCTTATAGTTTTCTCAGATCCCGGCGTGGCCATATCGACCGCCACATCCGCGTCCCCCATGCCACTTTCGAAGTTCCCGGTCTTGATCTCGATCATATTCTTGATCCACAGCATCCCCTTCTCGCTCAGTTTAAATGGGGCGCCCAGCCGGTCCTCGCCGTCGACCATTTCCTGCGCCAGCAGCTCCAGCAGCGGCCGGTGGCCGTATGTCATCACCAGGTGCCCCTGTGCCTGCTCTGGATGCTTGTAAAGGCTGAACATCATCTTCAGGTGCACCGAGACAATCCAATCGGCCCCATTCTTCCGCAGCCAGTATGCCGCCTGTGCCGTGTTGATCTCATTCAGCACTACGCCGTCTGCTGGCCCCTTTGGCCGCACTCCCAGCATCACGATCTCCGCCCGGCTCAGCACCTGGCGTCCATAATCCGTGATCTGCATCTCCGGATCGATCATCTCCTTCATACAATCATGCATCGCCAGGTTCATTCGGTTCAACGTCCCGGCCGCAGCCTCTTTCAACCGCTGATACCACGACCAGGTCAGATCGCAGTACTCCATCAAATCGTTCCAGTTTTCCATATCCGATCTCCTTATCTCACATTCTGAGCCAGCTTGATTAACCGCTTAATCGTCGAACGGTCCGGGAACCAGCTTCTCACGCACCCGCACACGCTGCACCGCACATCTGCTGCCCATTCCACCACCGCCATCACATCCACTTCCTGTGGATCTCCAGCAGCCGTCTCACTATCCATTGCCAGCCGGTAGAGTAACAGGTGCTGCATCTTGTTTCCGCTTCCGTTCTGCATTATTTGCCCGAGGACATGACCGTTCCCGCACCTCCAGGCCTTCACTTCTTGCATGGATCCTCCATTGCCTTCCTCATATAATTCCTGCTCGTAATCACCTGGTACCCATCCTCAAATTCCACAAGGGCCGAATTTCTCCCGCCCCTGATCAGCACCCGGCATCGCTGCCCGAACCGCTCAGGCAGCCGGGTCCGCACCCGCCAGATCAGGTTATAACGATGAAGCCCTTCGGCACCCATAGCTCCTCCGTCAGTATTAACTTGACAGGATGGCCGTCCCCTTCCACCTCGAAGGAATCACCGCTGGCCATCTTCCACCCCTCCAATATCTTTTCAACCAGGCATCGGGTTGGCGGCCTTCCGAACGCCATCTCATACGTCATCGACCCCCAATCCGCCGCCTCCCGGATGGATGCCGTCTTCGACGTGTCGTACCAGCTCTTCCCGATCCACCACATCACCCCGGGTAGCGCCTGGCCATCAATATATTTAAAACTCACGATCTCCCGCGCCGACCAGTAAAGATACAAATGGTGCACCCCCAGCTCCGGCTCGGCATTTCGGTACGCCGCCACCGTGTCCCTGCAGGCCACCGGCGCCAGCTCGAACCATTTTTCCAGGTTCACCGGTCCCCCCATCCGCATAATGTGCAGCGTCCGCAGCCCATACCGGGAAAGCGAATTCTCGATCAAAATCTCATCAGTTCCCACAGTAGTCCCTTCCCCCGTAGCGCCCGCCTGCGTGTCACCACGTGTCACAAGGGCCGACCCTGCTATTTTCTCTTGCAGCACCACTGCGTTTTCACCCATATTTTTTGCCTTTTCTGCCCCTTTCCATAGGGGCACCGCATAACAAAAAATTAATCAATTTTCCCGCAACAGGTAGCGATAGCGTGGAGAATGATCAATTCGCACTTTGTATGGAGCCAGGTCCAGCTCCCCATCCCGCTGGGCAGCCAGCAGCATTCGCAGCGCCAAACCCGCCACCTGGCTCGCCGTCGTCTGATTCGCCACTGCCAGCTCCTGGATATCCACAATCACCTCTGGATCCAGATCGTAAAAGGCCCTCCGTCCCTTCCTGGAAGCCTGGCGTTCTTTCTTCTTTGCTAGCCGCACCTTTTCCTTTGGGCTTCTGAAGCTATCCTCCAGGAAGATCAAAGCATCCTTCACTTCACCATCGAACTTCACCGGCTCTATTCTCTTCTTCATCCTTCCTCCAGTCCCAGGGCATGCAGGCACTTTGCCTTGTCGACCCACCGCGCCGGGTACGGTCCCGCTGCCGGAGCTGCCCATCCGTTGAAAATGCAGAACCCCGTGAACCGCTCCGCCCAATCCCGCTCGGCGCTCCCCTCGCTGTAATTCCGCACCGCCCCCAGGTGTTCCGCATCCCCCCGCTCGATCAGCTCTTCTATGAAAGACAGCGGCGCTGCGCTCCCCACCGGCAGCCTCACCGTGTAGATCGGCCCCGCATCCCCGGCGATGATCTCGATTGTGCTGATATATTTATCCAGCGCTGCAATCTGCTCCGGCCGCATCTGCCTGATCTTCTCCAGCACCGCCACCCGCTCCGTGATGGCCATCGCCTGGCGCTGCTCTTTCAGCCTGGCGTTTGCTTTAAACTGGATCGTATCCACCGCCGTGATCAGCGCCCACAGCAGCAAGAAGATCCCCATCACCGCCAGCATCACCTTCAGCCACTCTGGCCAGTCATCCTGCCGCCAGCTCAGCGCCAAACACAAAATCGCCACCAGCCCCAGCACGATCGGCGTGCTCAGCCTCGGATAATCGATCATCCCCCACCCCCCTCCCCCACCGAGATCCCCTTCTCAGCCAACCACGCACGCTTTTTCATGACTCTTCCTCCATAAATAATCTCTGGCCACGTCTGCCGGCAACCTTCGGCGAGATCCACAGCACCTCAATCGTCTTGCTCTGGAAGTCGGTCGGCACCGTCTTCTGTAACTTCGTCCAACCCTCAAACAGTCCGTCATACATCGCGGACGGCTTCCCGCTCACAATCGCCATCCCCTTGATATTTTGCAGGACCTCCCCGAGGCGCACGTGATACGCATCGTCCAGCTCGCACGTGTACGCCTTTTTACCCCAACGCAGGGACCGGGTTCCCATCAGGTATGGAGGGTCTATATAGAAGAGGGTTGTTTCGCGGTCAAACCGCTGGATGACCCGAATAGCATCATCCTGATCGATCTGTACGCCCTTTAGTCGTTTAACAATTTCTGACAGATGGTCGGTCTGGTTCCAATCTGCCAGCGTTGTTCTACCCCGGTTATTATTCACCTGGTATCTCCACCCGGTCCGCCACTGTGTCCGCCCCCCCCCATGGCTTTGCCAACACCGCACGTACAGCCGGCGCGCCCTTTCCAGGTCACTGAGGCCTTCCGGTTCATCGAACGAAAGAATCTGTTCTGCCCGGGCGTAAGGCGTCAGCTCGATGACCCTGATTAGCTCATCCGCGTGCTCCCTGAGCTGCCTGAAGAAGTTGACCACTTCCCCATCCAGGTCGTTGTAAACCTCGAACAGGCTGGGCGCCTTCCGCAGCAGCACCCCCATCGCCCCTCCGAACGGCTCCACATAGCACATGTGCTCCGGGAACTGGTTGATGATCCACGGCGCCAGGCGGAACTTCCCGCCAAAATACCTCAGCGCTGGCCTGGTCACCACTAGTGCCCCACTCCCAGCAAACCCATCACCGCCCGCACCACCACCGCCCCGGCCCCGCACAGCACCGACCCCCACAGGATGGCCACCAGCGCCACCACCCGCTTTCTCGTCTCTTCCACCACTTCATTCTTTTCCATTCCTACCTCCGCCTCCCCCTTCCACTGATATGGAAGGGGGAGTATGTAATCTAGAATTTTGCTCAGCTTAGATTGATGGTGATCTCTGTCACCTCGTCAACACCCTCGCCGGTGGAAACACTTAGCCAGCCCCCGGCCGCAATCACATACCAGCAATATTTCCGGCCGGTAGCGGGATTCGTGCTCCAGAACTGCAGGTCTCCACTGGGACCGACCTCGATCCATTCGGCGGCGACTTCTTCGGGATTTACATCTTCTTCTCGGACCGTGGGCAACTCGATGAGCCAACTGCGCACAATGACTTTGATAACTCTCGTTTCTTGGCTGTTAGAAATAGTGTTCATAATTCGATTCCTTTTTATTCTTCAAAATAACCAATGTTCATGGAAGTTCATGAAGTTCATAGAAATGCATATTCAATCCATTGAAAATCAAATTCAATCCATCTCTCTCCTTTCCGCCAGCAGGGCAAAATAGTGACGTTGTCACCTGTATGTTCATAAATATTCATAATATTCATTTAAGAAATATGAATAAATGAATGAAAATCCTGTAATTCCCTCGCTTTGCAGCGAAATTACGCCATTTTGACCAAAAAACAGCCTTTTTTCTGCCCATGAACTTTATGAACTTCATGAACTTTGAATCCCCCAAAAGGGGGGTATTGCATATGTAATGTCGTGATGAATCCAGAAAATCGCCCTTTTCTGCCCCAAACGACAAAACATATTGCGTACCCCCTCTTTTGGCACTTTGAAGTTCATGAAGTTCATGAAGTTCATTCAGCCCGGTTTTCATCAGATCAAACTCCCTTGTTGGGGTGTCACAGGCGCCTCTTTTGGGTCTGCTGTCTCGGCTTTCGGGCCAAATTGCTCAGGTTTTACCCCGTATTTAATGGACAGGCCGTGCATCCTGGGCAGGTCCCAGTACACGTAATATCCTTCGGTAAATCGATGTTGGCACATCTGCATTTGCAGTTCCTCGCGCAGGATATCGCCTACCTTTTTGGGCTTCACCGCCCGCCTGTTCTTTTTCTCTTCATCATCGTTCGCCGAGTCCCCGTTCATCTCGTCGATCAGGTTGTTCAAGATCTCGCCGATCTTCCCGACCTTCATCATTTCCTTTCCCTCCGGGTCGATCTTCATCGTTGCATGCAGGTCCGGATAATTCCAGATCTTCCACATTGCTTCCAACACCCTGGCGCCCAGGCTCATGCTCATGGTCAGGATGTCGTCTGCGTAATACTCTCTCAATGTTTCCCGAATATCCTCTTGCTGTTGTGGGTCGTCCTTTGCGATTGCCAGCATGGGCCCGGCCACCTGGTTGAGCCGTGGGCTGATGGTCAGATCGTAAAATTCCTGCGGGATCGTGATCCCCTTTTGCCAGGTCTCCATCCTCCACCGCATCAGCATGTTGCAGATGAGCTGCGCCTGCGCCCGATGTTCATCCTCGATTTGCAGCGGGATATGTTTTTCGGAAAGCTCGGTCTGCGTTCGGCTGGTCAGCTTGATCGTCAGGGACCGGGTCCCCACCGCGTCGTCCTTAAAATCCTTGCGCATAGCGATTAGCTTGGGGCAGTAAGTTTGGAAGCTGCGCTCTTCGAAATCCCGCTCTCCGTTCGGACCGATCACTTCCACCGTCCGGAAGATTGGGTTATTGGCCATTGCCCCCGAGTTGTAGAATTTGATCATCTCCGCCGCGGTGTCGCTGTCCGCCAGGTCCGCCTCGTCGATCTTGACCGTCCCCTTGTACCGCTCCACTGCCCGGAACAAACTGCTCACCGAAGCTGCGCCGCTTGCGCTCATCGTCCGGTAGCACAGCAGCCCCACCCGGTTGATAAATTCGCTCTTACCCGCTCCAGCCCCGCCCATCGCCCGCAGATAAATGACCGTCCGAAAACAGTCATATAGCCATGTACCTAAGATCCAGTAGGCGATCAGGCGGCTCATCCTGGGGCTGGGCATGATGTAAATCCGGTTCAGGAACAGTTCGATGTACCCCGTCAGCTCTGCGATGGTTTTCTTATCCCCTACCGCCGAAGGAAAGGTAATTCCGGAGATGGCCATTGTATGAGTGGGTGGGTACGGCAGGTAGCGCCTGCCGTTGATGTCGATGCTCTCCCCGCTCCCGATTACCCCGTCCGGGTCCCTCCAGGCCAGCCACGCCTGGTCCGTGCCCACGTCGTACAGGTATTCCACCAGCCACTCGTCGATGTATCCTCCCCAGGTATAGACCGGCTCGCCTTGCAGTTTTTCTTTTTGCTCGTTGGCAGCGATCGTCTTCAGCAGGTTGGTCATCTCCCGCACGGTCGTTCCCAGCGCCTTGCACAGCTCCGTGCGGTACTGGCTCATCTCTACGTCGTTCAACCTGGCAATCACGCTCAGCGCAAACCGCTGGCTCTTATCCCGGCTGACCCCCTTCTTTTTCCCTGCCCACCCCGCGATCGCCATCACCAGCGGCTCGGCGCAGTCCAGCACCTCGCTCTGTAGCCGTTCGGCTGGGGCCTTGCGGTTTGGGTCCTCCTCCGCTGCAGGCTCTTCTTCCTCGTACTGTTTTCCGCCCAGGCCGTCCGCATCTCCCCCCGCACCCCCCTCATCCGGAGGAGTAGCAGCAGCAGGCGCATCTTTTTCGGTGGCCATAGCCCTCTGCACCAGGCCTGCCAGGTAATCGTTGGCGTCCTTAACTTTGAAAGTTTTCTCGGTGGGCTTTTCGTCGCCAATCCCAGGGCACAATATCGTGAACGTCCTGCAGCCCCGGTCCGCCTGCCAGCGCACTACCCGCCCCATCGGCCCCACCAGATTGACCATCGGCCAATCTTCATCCTTGCCCAGCAGCGCCTTGTGCGCCGGGTCGTCCGCATCGGTCCCGAGGTAGATCGTTCGTTCGTATTCTGCGCCGCTTTGTTTATATTTCCGCAGCCCGGCCAGCTCCTGGGCATTCTCCTCGGTTATCTTTTCACCAGGCAGCCCCAGCATGGCCACCGCAGCCACCTTGAGCTGCGCCAGCGCCACCGCATCCCCCGGGCCCTCCACGATCACGAGCTCGTGACATCCCTGAGAGAACATGTAGTTGTAGTACAGCCGCTTGGGTCCCACCAGCGCCCGCGGCATCTCGTAGGCCTTGCGCTCCTTGCCGTCCCGGTCGATCTCGCTCCCCAATATATTGCGCGAGCTGAAGCCGGTCACCCGTCCCCGCTTGAAATGCGGAAACACCAGGCGTTTCGCCCCCAGCAGCCCCGAGATGTAACCCGGCTGCCCATCCTTGCCGAACCAGTTGGCGTTGGGCTCGATGTCCCATTTATGCGCCCACCGGCTCACGTCTCCCTTGAACCCGCAGATCGCCACCACCTCCGGGCTTTCCAGGTCGTGCCCAACCATAGCCAGCGCCTCAGCCATCTCCTCTTTGGCGGCCTGTCCTCTCCCCGTAAACCCCAGCCCAGCGTCCTTGATGGTCTGCTCGCTGAAATACCGCGGCTTGCCCCCCGGAGTAGGGCCAGCAGTAGCATAGGCCCACGCTTCAGGATCTTCATGCAGCCACTTCGCCATGATCTGCACCGCAATTCCCCAGGCATCCTCCTTGCTGCGCGCTGCCTTCGCTGCCTGGCTGTTCTCTGGCGTATACTGTGGCACCTCCATGCCTGCCCGCTGCGCCAGGTATTCCAACGCCCGCATGAAGTCCCAGCCCGGGTTGCGATTGATAAGCCACGAGAACACGTCCCCGCCCTCCTTGTTGTGGCTGAACCAGGTGTACACTCCCCGCTCCACATTAACCGCCAGGCTGGGGTGATCGATCCCTGTGATCTCTCGGCCCGGCCTGCGGTTTAGCCGGCAGTCGTTTGTCTCCTCGATTACATCCGCAATCGGGTTTTTGTCTTTAACTTCTTCGATGAATGCCTTGAAATCAATCGCCATGGTTAATCCTTAATTCCAAAAATAAAACCTGAATCTTGGTGCATTTCTCGACAATCAAAGGCCGTCGAATACGATCCCAAACCCTAAAATGAGAGTTTTAGCCCTTCCCCCCCACCATGCCTTCCAGGCCCATGAACTTATACGGACTGTAATTGGAGGGATAACCGCTCGGAAACAGCTTGAAAGCGAACCGTTCCAACCGATCTGCTTTGTATAACGATCCTTATGTCGACCGGAAATCTTGGGGCCATCGCCCGCCAACCTCGAATTCCTGGCACACCACCGGCAGACATAGGCCAGCATGATAAAAAGGTGAACTTTTTGAATTTTTTATCCTGCTGCATTTTCCGGTCAGAAGGACGGCACAGACCACGCTGGACACGCCGAATGAGGCGCTCCATGCTGCGCAGATCTGCGACTGCCGGCAGTAACAGATCGGCCTGGCGGCTGGTCTTGACCGCCTGATCGAGCCGTTCCTGCACCAGGCAGAGGAGCACCAGTACGTTGCCCAGGCATGCAAGGTTGCCCTCCACTTCTTCCCTGATCTCTTCGATATCATCCCTCACCCTCGGCATCTTTATCCTCCCCAACCTGTGGCCGTAGATGTTGCGCTTCGAATTGGGCTGCCGATAACTGGATCTTCATCCCCAGCAGGCTATCCACAAGGTACCCAACCATAGTCCCCAGGCCTGCACCTGCAGCCGCTGCCCACAATGTTGCGATCGCTTCGCAGCTACCCACCGCCGGCTCAATCGCCATAAAGATGGTCGCCGGCACAAGGATCGCCAGCGTCCCCAACGCGTAGGCTGCTGGACGTGGCAGTTCCTTTTTCAATACCTCCTTCCAAGGGAACCAGTGTTGGACCATCGTGATCAGCATGGCCACCAGAGCAGTAAGTACAATCCCGATCCACATAAGCATCCTCCAATAGTTTGATGAATAAAGCGAAAGACCGCGACCAGGCGAACGCCCGATCTTTTGGGCAGGCAATGAATTCGACGGTGAGTTCTGCCCTATATTTCACTCAGTAGAGATAATGAGAGGGATGAGCAAAACCGCCCATCCCTCGCTTTAATTACAGAACCGGTCCAGCTTCCAGTATGCGCTGCTCTTCGTAAACTTCGGCGGCAATGTCCTTCACGAATTGATACAACTCAGCCACCAGCGACTTGCCCAGGGGCGCCGGCTCATCCTGGTACACTGGCTCCGGCGCAGCGCTCTTGCTGGCCGTGTTCCGCAGATCCGATTCGAGCTGCATTTCGGCAACAGACCCATGATCCATTGCCACGTCGATGGCTTGGATTAAATCGTCCGTTGCATTCGCTTCCAGGATGCGCCAATAAACGTACCAACCAGATTCTTCACCATCCTTCACCTCAGGCGCCAGGGGAGTGAATGCATATTCCTTGCGCAGTACCCACACAGCCTCGCCCGCCGGAAACGTGCGCGCAACCAATTGCATGTAGACTTGCCAGGTCTCCGTCTCGATCAAAATAACTGCTGCGTGGTCCACGATCGTGCCCTCATAACCCCGGATGGCTGCGAAGTGAGAAAACTTCACCGAAGCATGCAGCGACAGCGGCAAGTACGAGCGGGCCTCGAGCAGGATCTTCTCCTGCTTCTCCAATTCAATCGCCCGATCAGCCTCTGCCCTCATGATCGCATTCGCCTGCGCGCTCAGCCTGTGCTCGAGCGCCCTGTTCTCCAATTCCTCGAGGCTCAAATGCAACAATTCCATTTCATTCCCGTTTATCATTCTCAGCTCCCTTTCACAATTGCCGTCAAAAATACCTTTTCTTTGTCCGCATCCGGATAGGTGCACGGATACGGCGTTGAATGCTCGATGATCTCGAGACCTTCAGCCTCCAGCAGCTCGGCGATCTTCGTCGCGAGGTCCTGGCTCACTCCACGCGTCGCCAGCACGCGGATCCTCACAACTCTCGGACTGGTTCCTTCGCTCATTTGCCTCCCTTCCCTTTCATCTTTCCCAGCGCCACGCCTTCAACTGCCTCTTCCAGATCTTCCCACCCTGGGAGTGTGTACCGCTGCGTCGTGCTGATCTTTGCGTGCCCCAGGATCTTGCGCACCACCGTGATCGGCGTCCCCGCATCCACCATCCGCTTGGCGCACGTGTGGCGCAGTCGGTGCGGCGTCAGGCCATCGACCTTGGCCGATTCTCCGATCGCTGCGACCCGTTCCTGGATGGCGCCTACAGTCAGCCGCTGCCAGATATCGTTGACAAACAGGTATTCAGATCCCACCGGCCGCACCTTCAGCCACTGGCTGATCGCCCGCCTGGCTTCCACGTTCAGCGGCACCCGGCGGTACTTCTGACCCTTGCCCAACCGCACCACCACTACGCCCGATCGCTCGCCGATCTCCACGTCGCTGATCAGCAGATCCACCAGCTCGCCTACCCGCAGCCCCGCATAGACCATCACACTCACTGCCGCCGCGTCTCGCAAAGCCCGATAGCGCCGCAGCATGGTATTTGCCCCGATCGTATCCAGCTCGAGCTGCCGCATCAGCCGCCCAAACTCGGCCTTGGTCAGCCAGTGGGGCGCCTCGTCTTCTGCGTCTGCTGTTGCAATGAATTCCATCGGGTCGTGCACGATCTGCCCACTCTTCTGGAAGCAACCCATGAACACCTTCATGCTGGCATGCCGCCGGTTCCACGTCGCCGGCTTGTAATGCTTCACCTCCAGGCACCAGGTGCGGTATGCCCGCAGGTCCCACGAGTTGAGCAGCTCCGGGCTGAATGCCTGGCCGTTCGCTTCCTGGAACCAGGCCGCAAAGCCTGCAAGGTCAACCAGGTAGTTTTTGATCGTCAGCGCGCTCTTGCCTCGTTGGGTCAGTACGTTCTCAAACTCCCCCATCCAATCCGTGGCTGCCGCCACATTCACTGCTGTCTGTTGTTTCATATCCATCTCCTTATCTGTTTTTGAAGTACCGATTGCCCTACCAGGGCTGCCAGAACATGACCATCAAAATGAACGCTAGAATGATCACGCCCAGGGCGAACAAAACTGACAAAACCATCACTGCAACCTCATCGACCTTTTTCATCATTCCCTCCATCAAGAATCCCTGAAATGAATAGCTCCGTGCTACCCTCAGCACGGAGGTTGAACACATGACACTACCTCATTTGCCACATCACTCCCGAAGCCCACCAGGATCCGGCCCAGCGTCTCTTCAGTTACCTCTGTTTTTCCCCTAAGCAAATTAAAAGAATGCTGATAGCTGTACCCCGTCTTCCGAGCGAATTCTGCCGGAGTAATTCCTTCTCTCTCAGCCCAATCCTGCAAAGTCTTTTTCCACCCGTTTTCAGATGCCATATTTTCCCTGCCGTTATTTGAATTTTACAAAATGGTGATTATGTAACCATTATAAGCCGGTTTATATAAATGTCAAATTAAATTAAATGATCGACCCTGGATCCAATCCAACTCCTCGACAGATTATTCGATGGCTTCTTGTTCCGGAACTATTGGTCAATAAATCGGGTCGGTATGCTCTCCATTTCCCCCTTTCAACACGGTGCCCAGGTCGTCGCCTACCTGCGTGACTCAGGCGGCGACGATCAGGACCTCTCGGTCCCTCAGCAAGAGGCTTCCATCGCCGCCTGGTGCGTCGACCATGGCCTGATCCTGACCCGCATTTTCAAAGACTTGGCCCGCCCGGGCTCTTCGGTCATTTCCCGTGATGGCTTCAACGAAATGATGCACTACCTGCGCGCAGCTCAGCAGCCCGAGGCTGGCCTGCTCATCTGGAATTATCAGCGCTTCTCCCGCTCGCTCGACGACTCTCAGTTCTACCGGGCCGACATTCGCCGCCATGGTTACCTCTTCTTTTCTCTCAACGATGAAATCCCCGAAGGCCCCATTGGCAAACTCTTCGAAGCCATCATTGATTGGAAGAACGAACAGTTCCTTCTCGACCTCTCGGTCGATATCAAGCGCGGCCTGCGGGCTTTGGTTGAAAAATACCATGTAATTCCAGGCGTTCCGCCCCGTGGCTACAAACGTGAGCCACTACAGCTCGGCTCCCGACGGGATGGTTCTCCCCACACCGTCCACCGTTGGGTCCCCGATCCTGAGACCTGGGATCGTTGCTGCCAGGCCTTCGAGATGCGCGCCCGCAACGCCTCCTATGCTCAAATCCAGGGCGCCACGCATCTCTTTGGCAGCCTCAATTCTTACAAGGATTTTTTCACCAACGCCATCTATCACGGCGAGCTGCATTATGCCGACCTGGTCATCCCGGACGCCTTCGAACCCCTGGTCGACGAAAACACCTGGCAGGCCGTCCAAAAGGTCAACGGACAGAATTCCCGCAACGCTCCCTTACGCCAGGACCCAACCAATCCCCGCCGGCGAGCCAGCCATTTCCTGCTCAGCGGCCTTGTCCGCTGCGCCCGCTGCGGTGGCCTGCTGAATGGCCATATCATCAAGGTCCACAAGAAACCCGGCCACGATTATTATGCCTGCTCCACCCGCCAGCGCAAACATACCTGCGATGCCCAGCAGATCCCCCGCGCCGTCCTGGAGAAAGCCGTCGTCGACCACCTGGTTGATTTTCTCAATCACCCCGAAGTCATTCTCGCCCACCAGGCCCAGCAGGCCCAAGATGCCGAGCAGGAAGCGGCCGTTCTGGCAGCCGAACGCGCCGACCTCAACCGTCGCCTGGCCAACGTGCGCCGGCGTATTAATAATGTCAACGAAGTCCTTGCCGATCAGGGTACCGATGCCCCACGTTCCACTATCGCCAAACTCGCCGCTCTGGAAGCCGAAGAAACTGAGATCCAGACCGATCTCGCCAAAATAAAACATGATCTACCTCCGGCCACTCATTACACTCTTCACCAGCTCCACACCCTCGCCAATCGTATCCAGCGCCTCTATACCCTCCCCGATCCGGAGCCCTTACGCCAGGTATTCCTCGGCATCATCGCCACTCTCACCGTTGAACGGGATGGTTCCACCATTCGCGGGCTCCTGCAGTTCTACCTCCCCCCCGAGCCCGAATCAAAAGAGGGCGAAGACCCTTCCGGATCTTCGCCCTCTTCAGCTCGTAAGCTAGATTTTATGCCTACGAAAAGGTGCCCCTGTCCACCTTCACCCCGTAGGCATAAATTTACAATTTCCTTCAATATTCCAATAAAATCAAATTCTTGACCGAGATTTCACGAATGTCATGCCAGCCCCGCCTTCTTTTCCAGCGCAGCTATTCTTATATCCAGGCTTTCCAGGCTGAGCGGAGGCTTTACCACCGGCGCTGCTCCGATCCACGTATTGAACTCTGCCTCGCTCTTGAGCCAGTAGTTCATGTCGAGGCTGCCCGGGTTGGGGAATCCTGTTAACTGCACCCCCAATGGCGCGGTGCTCGTCCACTGCCACAGAATTGTCTGCTCCATCGTGAAGCCGGTGCACAAATACATCCATGGCGCGGTGTAGCTGGCACAGTGTAGCTTGTACTTGCTTAGCCAGCTCATATCCATCGCCGGTGTGCCGTCGAAGCTTGTCCCGGCCAGCCAGACCGCCCAGCCCTGATACCACTCTCCGCTGTACCAGAATGGCGCAAACCCCAGGGATTGCGCGTGGGCATCCAGCACGTTTTTCCACAGCAGCATCAATTGTTTAGCCTTCTTGCACCAGGCAGGGTACTCCGAGACAAGAAGTATCCTGGTCGGTGGCCTACAGGATTCAGCATCAGTGTCCTCGATATCCACCATGGCCTGTTTGGGGGTGTATCCCCAATTAGCGATCGCTGTTTTTAGTCGTCTGGCCTGATCGGCTGGTGGAACTTCATCGTGCCAGAACGAGTATGGGATGACTGGCAGGCCGACATTGAGGAAGCCCACGGCTTGCTCTTGACCGATCTTTGCGTCGTAGCCCGGCCAGTCACCCTCGGCGGCCTTGATGATCACTGCTCGAACGCTTGGGTTGGCGGCTTTCACCAGGGCGTAATTGATTCCTATCCGCTGGTTCTGTGCTGTGTAGTTCTGGAAGTCACTAATATCCGGAACCTGAATGGGGTAACTTGGTTGCATCAATACGGGTATGCTCATTAGATTATCTTTCCCGGGATTGGTCCGATTAACAAGGATGCGTTGTGGAGCTGCTTCAGCCACTCCCCCATACTACCGGCTCCCCAACTGGTAGCTGTAAGTGCTTCGAAGACAGCCCTTGCTACGTCGAAGAATGGGATGATCGCATAGGTCGAGCTGCTGTCCGGGTTGGTCGTCCAGGCCCGGTTGATGGCCAACGTTTTGCTTGATCCGGTGTAGTCGGTGATTCTCCTGGCCTGGCCGGTCCCTGTTCCCGATGTGATCACTACGTAGTTTTCGTTGTAGTAGTCGTCGACTGCCGAAGCGCTGCTGTCCAGCACAAGGGTTGATCCGGTGGCAGAGGCTACGGTGCTCTGTCTAACCAGCATCGCTTTGATCCTCTCCCCCATCGACCCTGCTCCGTAGTCGGTGCTCGAAGCTGCATTCCACACGTCCTGAGCTGACAGGGCCGTCGAAATCTGTTCAGGAATTGGCATCCCACCGGCCCAATATTTTAGGGTGTTCGTCTCTCCGACATATCCCGACGGATATGCAAAGCTCCGGTCAGCCCAGTAGACGTAGGCGTTACTTCCTGCCGCATCTGTCTGCATCGAGAGAGTGACAGTGCAGGATGGGTACGAGGTGGCGGGATCGAATACCAGATAGAGTTTCTGCCAGCCGGTCGTCTGTGTGGCGATTGCTGATGCCGGGCAGAAGGTCGTCCCGTTATCGTAGTTGACTGTTAGTCTTGGCATGGTGCTTACTCCCGCCCAAAAAGCGGCATTGTTGATCTTGCACCACACCGATATCTGAACAGTCTTATCAGGATTAGCCTGGACGTTGCCGACGAACTGATCCCATGCCCAGGAAGCTGCTCCATAGGCGTACCCTGGATTCTCCATCCTGACACAGAACTCCCCGGAGTTGCGAACTGTTGTATCTGTCAATCCTGCTCCGGTAGCGTAATAGACACCATAGTTATCGTACCAACGGTGTGCTCCAGCGACAGCACCGAAGTCCTTGAAACGAATTCGAGTACCATCAGCTCCACTGACGTGAGGCTCATACCCAGTTGACCATAGAAGAGGTGAGCCAAATGAGCAGCTATCGAGTAGGAAGTCCGGAGATAATCCAGCCGTCAGGCTCAGATCGCCAGAGTTGTTGTACCCCTTTGTGCCGAATAGCACCCCGGTAAACGTTGCAAGAGGGCCAGTACCATTGATGACCAGTCCCTTTCTGCTACAGTGGATTTCGCCAGTCACCGTTCCCCCGTATCCGGGCCCAAGAAGAAGACCGCCAAGTCCGCTACCCGCAGCTCGATTGCACCCATACGCTCTATAGTTCAGAAGATTCACCTTCGAGCCGGTGATATAGGCGCCATTACCATACATGCCGAATGCCGCCAGATCTTGAATAGTCGTGTTTGGGGCATTGACGAATATTGGGTAGGTTGGATCGACAGTCGCTCCGGAACTATACAGAGTCAACCCGGTGAAGGTTTTCACTGTTCTATTATTCACCATGTACCAGCATGTTGTTGGTGTCGAGCCGGTTTGCCCTCCCGTGATGCCAACGTTATAATCGAACACGGTCGTCTGCGTGAAAGCAGTTTGCGTGCAGGGCCGCAATCCCTCTTTATTGGCAATATTTGAGCCAGTGTTCTCGTGTCTTACCCACTGGATGGTTGTCGTCCCCGGGGTGATATTGTTGTTCTGGGCATACCAGCCATGAGCAACCGCGCTGGATTTGGTGATCACATTGCGGGTAAGGTTTCGGACTTCGACGTTAGCGGAGTGAGTGTAGGTTAGAGCTGCTTCAGCCCCACCCGCAGTCGTACTGAGAACATATGAGGTAG